TGCACATAAATTCACACTGTGTGTTTTTCAAATGGTTGAGAAATGAAAATAAAAGCAAAATGCACTCTATGCGGTGCTGAATATTGGAAGACTAACGGAAAAAGCAAATACTGTTCTGATGCGTGCAAAAAGGCGGGGCGCAAGGCTACTTTGTCCCAGTGGCGAAACGATAATAAGGATTATCAGACCGAATGGCGAAAAGCGCATCCCGATTATGTGGCAGAATGGGCGCGTGAACATAAGAATTACGACCGCGACCGTTCGCGCAAAATTCGTGGAAGCAAGGAATATCATCGGAAGTGCGTGATGTGCGGGAAAGAGTTTGATACATGGATTCCGCATAAACACACATGTAGTGATGAATGCGAATTCAGCCGCAGGTCTAAGCGCATACCGCCCGAACAAGTAGTAGATACAGATATTACGGTTAAGGCACTGTATGAACGCGACAATGGCATTTGCTACTTATGCGGAAAGCCTTGCGACTTTAATGATATAGATAAAGAACGAAATGCGGTCGGCAGAAATTATCCGTCAATCGACCATATCTTTCCTGTGGTACGAGGCGGCAAGCACGCATGGAACAATGTAAAACTAGCGCATGTAGGGTGCAATGCATCAAAGCGCGATAAGGTGGTTTAATCATGGCATACAAGGGAATTGAATATCTCAGAAACAAATTGATAGCCAAGAGAGGCCGTGTCCTGCTCCGGTACAGCTATTATGACATGAAGCACCGGGCGGCAGACCTTGGCATTAGTACCCCGCCGGATCTGGTCGGAATGATGAGCGTCCTCGGATGGTGCGCGAAGGCTGTTGACAGTCTTGCTGACCGCCTGACTTTTCAGGGCTTCGAAAATGACGCCTACGGCCTCGTAAACATCTTCGAGATGAATAATCAGGACGTGCTGGTCGATTCCGGAATCCTCGGGGCACTGATAAGCGCATGTGATTTTATCTATATCACGACCGGCGCGGACGGCTTCCCTCAGATGCGGGTTATCGACGGCAGGCACGCTACCGGCATTATTGACCCGGTGACCTATATGCTCAAAGAAGGATACGCCGTAATCGAGTTTGATGAGTTCGACAATCCGCTTGTCGAGGCGTATTTCGTTCCGGGTGCGACCACGATCATCGAGAAGGGCAAGGAACCGTATACGGTCAAGAATGTCGCGCCGTATCCGCTGCTGGTGCCGATGATTTACCGCCCGGATGCAACCCGGCCTTTCGGTCATGCCCGTATCAGCAGGGCATGCATGGACATTGTCGACAGCGCAGTCCGTACAGTCAAGCGTTCGGAGATTTCCGCGGAGTTCTACAGCTATCCACAGAAATGGATTCTCGGAATGGATCCCAACGCCGAAAAGATGGATAAATGGAAGGTGACCATGTCGTCCATGCTTCGGATCGACAAGGATGACGATGGTGACAAGCCTGTTGTCGGCCAGTTCCAGACAGCTCCGCAGACACCGCACACCGAGCAGCTCCGCCAGCTTGCCGGACTGTTTGCCGGTGAGACCGGGCTGACGCTCGACGACCTCGGTTTCCCTTCTCAGAATCCGTCGAGCTCTGAGGCTATCAAGGCCGCGCATGAGACGCTCCGGCTGACCGCCAGGAAGGCGCAGAGGACGTTCGGAATTGGTCTGCTGAATGCCGGATACCTCGCCGCCTGCATCCGCGATGAAGTGCCTTATGCACGGAATCAGCTTGCAAAAACGCGCGTCATGTGGGCGCCTATCTTCGAGGCGGATGCTTCCGCGCTGGGTGGCATTGGCGATGCAATCATGAAGATTCAGACCTCGTTCCCGGATTACTTTACGGAAGACAAGCTTCGCGAGCTTACGGGTATCTGATATGGATGATGTGAAAGTGATTCTCCGCAACTATGCGCGGAGCAAAAAAGCCGTCCGCGGCATCGATACTTTTGCGGATGCGCAGAACTACGCTGAGAAGCTTGGGAAAGCGCTCGCTGATGCCCTTGGGGACAGCTTCGAGGATGTGGCTGAGGATGAACTGGCCGGTGCCCTTAGAACGGTTCTAAAGCGTGCCTATGATGATTCTGCTGTCGGCGCCGCAACGGCACAACACCGGCAGAACCAGAAAGCGCGCCTCGGAATCGGGACACTCCGCGCAGAGTTCGATCCGGCGGACGCTGACAAGGTCGCGGAAGAACTCGCCGGCAAACTTGCCGCGCCGGGGTTGGTCGAGAACCTGATCAAGCAAAAGACCATCGGTGCAGTCGATGAGACAATCCGCAAGAACGCTGAGGCCCGCGAGGAAATGGGGCTCGAGGTCAACATCGTCCGCACCTATTCGGATGTCGGTCTTCGCGCCGGCACAAAGTATTCCGAGGATTGCGCATGGTGCCTCGAACGCTGCGGCGAATGGGACAACTATAAGGATGCATATGACGCCGGGTGCTTTGAAAGGCATCCGGGTTGTCTTTGCACGATAGATTACCACGTTGGCAAGACTCATTCCGTTTCCTCCGGAGGCGGCTGGGTCAACATCTAAGGGAGGTGACGCTTATGCGGAACAAAGACCCGGCAAGCGTGGAGGTGTAAAGCATGGACAGAGTCGGGAGACAAACCCCGACGGTGTCCGTTGTTTTGCCTTACACAGATACAAAAGGCTCGGAGGCGGTCGAACTGTACAACGCTTCCGAGAACACCATGCTCGAATGGCAGGTAGCGCTTACCTACGACATCATGGCCGTAAACGACGACGGCCTCTGGGTGCATCAGAAGTTCGGATATTCAGTACCGCGACGGAACGGTAAGTCGGAAATGGCCCTTGCGCGGTGCATTTACGGATTGAAGAACGGGGAGCGCATCCTTTATACGGCACACAGAGCAAGTACCGCGCATTCCATCTGGGAGCGTCTGAGCCGCCTCTGCGCTAAGGTCGACATCGAGATTGAGTCATCCTTCAGGGCATTTGGCAAGGAACACTTATACACCGCTGACGGCGGCGTCATAGAGTTCCGCACCCGGACATCGACCGGCGGCCTCGGTGAAGGTTATGACACGCTCATCATTGATGAGGCGCAGGAATATACGCCCGAGCAGGAGACCGCTCTGAAGTACGTTGTCACGGATTCGGCAAATCCTCAGACCATTATGTTTGGGACGCCGCCCACGGCAATCTCCGCCGGCACGGTCTTCCCGAACTACCGCAAACATGTCTTGCAGGCGGAATCGTTCGAGAGCGGCTGGGCGGAATGGTCGGTGCCGGAGATGTCGAGCGCCGAAGACGTAGACCTTTGGTATGAAACAAACCCGAGCCTCGGCACCATCCTTAAAGAGCGTACAATCCGCTCCGAGATTGGCGAAGATAAGACAGACTTCAACATTCAGCGCCTCGGCTTGTGGATAAAGTACAACCAGCGGTCAGCAATTAGCCGGAACGAGTGGGAACAGCTGCAGACCGACAAGCTTCCGAAGCTAACGAGCAAACTTTACGTTGGCATCAAGTTCGGCATTGACGGCGAAAACGTTGCCCTGGCTGTGGCCGCCCGGACAGCAGAGGGTAAAATCTTCTGCGAGGTGGTCAACTGCAAGCCAATAAGAAACGGTGTCGCATGGATAGTCAAGTTCATGGCACGCGCAGACATCGCCAAAGCGGTGGTCGACGGCAAGAACGGCACGGATGTGCTTATGGACGTTATGAAGCAGGAAGGCGTTAAGCGTCCTGCGGTCGTTACTGTTCCGCAAATCATCAAGGCCAACAGCGTGTTTGATATGGCGATGGAGCAGGGCACGTTTCAGCACATGGCTCAGACATCCGTTACGCAGGTCATAAGTAACTGCGAGCGCCGCAAAATCGGCTCTAATGGCGGTTTAGGCTATCGCTCCACATTGGACGGCGCAGACATCGCACTGCTCGACAGTATGATTCTCGCTCACTGGATTTGCTCCGAAAGTAAGGCAGACAAAAAACGACAGCAAGTCAGTTATTAAGGCATCCCGACCGGGGTGCTTTTTTAATACCTACGGATACCGACCGGAAATCGGGAGAAAGGTTAACTCATGGCAGATTTTACCGTAATCGAAACTCAGGAACAGCTCGACAAAGTTATCGGCGACCGCATCAGGCGCGCCGAAAAGCAGGCGGCGGAAAAGTACGCCGATTATGACGACCTTAAGAAGCAGGTCACGCACCTCACGGAACAGCTTCAGAAGCAGAAGGAAACCATCGACGGGCACAAGGCCACGGTCGATGAACTGAACGCTAAGATCCACCAGTACGAGACGGCCTCGGTAAAAACCAAGGTGGCGCTTGAAGCGGGTCTTCCGTATCAGATGGCGTCCCGCCTCACCGGCGACGATGAGAAAGCCATCCGGGCAGATGCTGAAGCGATGGTCAAACTGATCGGCAATAACAGACCGGCCGCTCCGCTCGGGTCGAGCGAACCCAATGTCAAAAATACCGAGGCGTCCGCATGGGCTTCCGTCTCTGCGGCGCTCAATAATATCTAAGGAGGACTACTATGCCCGCAACTACTCTCAATGCATCCACTAATTTCCCAACTACTCTTGTTTCCGAGATGTTTTCCAAGGTTCGCGGTTACAGCTCCCTGGCTAAGCTGTCCGCACAGACCCCGATCCCGTTCAACGGAATTTCCGAGTTCGTTTTCAACCTCGATGGCGAGGCTTCCATCGTTGGTGAGGGCGGCGCGAAGCCGGCCAACACTGCAACTGCGACCCCGGTCGTGATCAGACCCATCAAGTTCGTCTATCAGGCGAGAGTTTCCGATGAGTTCCTGCGCGCTTCCGAGGATGCAAGGATCCCGACCCTGCAGACCTTCGCTGACGGCTTTGCAAAGAAGATCGCCCGCGGCCTCGACATCGCTGCTTTCCACGGCCTTAACCCGGCAGACCTGACCGCGGCCACCTTCCAGAGCACCAACTCTTTCGACGGTGTTGCCACTGGCAATGATGTTACCTATGTGGCGGCATCTATCGATGACAATATCGACGCGGCGATCCAGGCTGTCCAGGCTGACGGCGGCATCGTCACCGGCATCGCAATGTCTCCGGCGGCTGGTGCGGCTCTGTCTGCGATCAAGGTCAACGGCGTTGTCCAGTATCCGGAGTTCCGCTTCGGCCAGAACCCGAATGCTTTCTACGGCATGGGCTCCGATGTTAACTCGACCGTCCCGATGAAGTCGGCGACCGGCACGACCACCGTGCATGTTTATGCAGGCGATTTCCAGAACGCTTTCAAGTGGGGCTATGCGGCGAACGTCCCGCTGGAGGTCATCCAGTACGGCGATCCGGACGGCAGAAGCCGCGACCTGAAGAGATACAACGAGGTCTGCCTGCGCGCTGAGGCTTACATCGGCTGGGGCATCCTTGCGGCTGATCACTTCGCACGCGTCAAGGTAACCACCACCTGATGGAGTACCGAAACAAAAAGACCGGCGCGGTAATTAACACCAACAGCGAGCTGACGGGCGGCAACTGGGAGAAGGTTGTCGCCCCGGCTCCCGCCGTTGAGAAGAAACCCGCGCCCAAGAGGAAAGGAGCGCCGAAGAAATGACATGTTGCTTTGCTACTCTTGCGGATGTTGTGGCGCTGACTGGTAAGGAATACACGGCAGACGAACAGGCCCGTATCGAGGCTATTTTACCGCTTATCTCCGACACGCTCCGAATTGAAGCGCAGAAGGTCGGGAAAGACCTCGACGCTATGGTCAATGACAGCGCTGCATATGCAAGCGTGGCAAAGCTTGTCACGGTCGACATCGTTGTCCGGGTGCTCCGGCAGAGTCAGGACGGCGAACCGATGACCCAGGAATCGCAGGGTGCTCTCGGGTATACCTGGAGCGGCACCTATGCGATCCCGGGCGGTGGCATTGCAGCGGCTATCATGCGGAACGACCTTAAACGGCTCGGGTTGAGACGTCAGCAGATTGGGACGGTGGAATTATGGGACGGCTTCACGGAGTAACGGTCACGCTGTTTGAACGTGTTCAGGATGGCGTCGATGACTTCAATCGTCCTGTTTATGTCGAAGATCCTGTCGAGGTCGAGAATGTCCTGATTGGCGAACCGTCTACGCAGGACATCATCGACACGCTGAACCTTACCGGCAAACAGCTTGCTTATACGCTTGCAATTCCGAAAGGTGACGTCAATGATTGGACTAATCGAACGGTCGAGTTTTTCGGGGAGCGTTTCCGCACCATCGGAAAACCAACGCAGGGCATCGAGGGACTCATCCCGCTCGAATGGAACAAGAAAGTGAAGGTCGAGCGTTATGAGTAACTTCCGCTTTGAATTGAACACTGAAGGCGTCCGGGAGCTCCTGACATCGCCGGAGATGGCGGCGGTCTGCACAGAGTTCGCAGAGGCTGTCAAGGATAGCTATGGCGAGGGCGCAGAAGTAAGCGTTTTCACAGGGCAGAACCGTGTAAACGCGTCCGTCTTCCAGCCGGCGGGACGATTCGACAACAAACTGTTAAAGGCGGTCGGGGAGGTGGCTAAGAATGATTGAAAAAACCATACTGGACTATCTCAGCGATTGCTTGCCGGATGTCCCGGTTTACATGGAAGTGCCGGCGGACAGACCGGCGGTTTTTGTCGTTATCGAAAAGACCGGGTCGAGCAGAATCAACCATATCGACAGTGCCCCCATCGCGGTGCAGTCCTACGCGGCAAGCCTTTACGATGCCGCGGCGCTGAACGAGCGGGTCAAGGCGGCGATGCTTGACGCCATCACGCTCGACAGTATTTCCCGGGTGGCTTTGAACTCGGATTATAACTATACGGATACGGCGTCGAAGCACTACCGCTATCAGGCAGTCTTCGACGTCACTTTTTACTAAGGAGGACATGCTATGAGCGAAGTGACCAACGTAACCGCCGGCAAGGCCAAGGTCGGCGGCGCGGTCTCGCGCGCACCTCTCGGAACCGCTCTGCCGACGACTGCAGCGGCGGCGCTTAACGAGGCTTTCAAGAATCTCGGATACATCTCCGACGCCGGCATGGTCAATTCCGGCGCTATCACAAATACCGGCATCAAGGCATGGGGCGGCGATACCGTCCTTAATATCCAGACCGATAAGGCCGACAACTTCACTTTCACGCTGATCGAGGCACTGAACGTGGATGTCCTCAAGGCCATTTTCGGAGTGGACAACGTGACCGGCACCCTTGCAACTGGCATCACTGTCAATGTCAACTCTGACGAACAGGAAGATGCGGAGTGGGTTGTAGACATGGTCATGCGTGGCGGCGCGGTCAAGCGTGTCGTGATTCCGGTCGGCAAGATTACTGCGATCGGTGATGTCACGTATTCCGACAGTGCGGCGGTCGGCTATCAGGTGACCATTGCGGCACAGCCTGACAACACCGGCAATACTCATTACGAGTACATCCTGAAAGCATGAGGTAAGCGGTTATGGCAATTTTCAAGGGAAAGACAGAAACAGGGTTTGCGTACAGCGTCGACACGGATTGTCTCGATGACTTTTACCTCCTCGAGGACATCGGCCGCGCCCAGCACAATGACATGATGGCACTCTCCTCCGTCCTTTCGCGGATGCTTGGGGAGGAGCAGAAAAAAGCACTCCTCAAGCACTGCGAGGACGAGCACGGACGCGCCAAAACGTCTCGTGTGGGCGATGAGGTCGCGGCCATCTTCAAGGCGACACGGGAAGAACGCAAGGCAAAAAACTCTTAATCCTCGCCACGATGATGGCGGCCGATGAGGATGCGCTTATCTGTGATTTTGCGGAGACCTACCACATTTATGATTACCGTCGGTTACCGCCGTTATATGCGGCTACACTGGCGGCCGGTCTGCGAGAGGATTCACGGATTCGCACCGTCATGGGCGGTCTGCCCGTATCGCTCCCGCTGTTTTTACAGCTTGCGGAGACGGACGCGCTGAACCTCATCAAGTGGCTGAACAGCTCCGACGGAGCGGAGGGCAAGAATCGCCCGAAATCGCTCCTACAGATGTTTACCGGCGATGACAGCGCGGTCGAGGGCTTCGATTCGGGCGAGGATTTCATGGCAGAGTGGAAACGTAGAACGGAGGGACATAATGCCTGATTTAGGTAAAGCATTTGTGCAAATCGTTCCTTCCGCTGAAGGAATATCCGGGAGCATCACCGATGTGCTTCGCGGAGAAGCAGACAGCGCCGGCAGTGAGTCCGGCGCTATTTTTTCGGACAAATTAATATCTACCATCAAGGGAGTCGTTGCAGCCGCCGGCATTGGCGCGGCAATCTCCACGGCAATCGGCAAGGTCGGCGACCTCGCCGCGATGGGCGACACCATCGACAAGCAGAGCCAGAAAATCGGCATCAGCGCGAAGGCATATCAGGAATGGGACGCCGTTCTTCAGCATTCGGGGTCTTCCATCTCCGCCATGCAGGGCGCTATGAAGAAACTGACCTCCGAAGCGGCCAGCGGTTCGGATGCTTTTCAGAAGCTGGGTATCTCTCAGGAAGAAGCGCTCGGCATGTCTCAGGAAGACCTCTTTGGGCGCGTCATTGAGGGCCTGCAGGGCATGGAGGGCGGCACCGAACGTGCTGCGCTCGCTCAGGAACTGCTCGGACGCTCCGCTCAGGAAATGGCCGCTCTGCTGAACACTTCCGCCGAAGACACTCAGGCCATGAAAGACCGGGTAAATGAACTCGGTGGCGTCATGTCGGATGATGCGGTCAAATCTGCAGCGGCTTATCAGGACGCTCTGCAGGACATGCAGACAGCTATGGCCGGGTTCGGGCGCGGCCTTGTGGCGGACTTCCTCGGGCCGTTCACTGAAATCATGGACGGTATTACGACCATCTTCAGCGGGGACGCTGAGGGCGGTGTCGGAAAAATCGTTGAAGGCATCAGTGGCATCGGCGAGGCTATCGTCACCGGCGTCCCCGAAATTGCAGCACATGCGGCCGAGCTGGTCACCGGCGTCGCGGGCGCCATTGCCGACGGACTCCCGGAATTTGTCGCACAGGGCACGGAGATGGTCGCCAATGCGGCCACTGGATTCCTCGAGGGTCTTCCCGAGATGATCACCGCCGGCGGCGAGCTTATCACCCAGGTCATCAACTACCTGATGGAAAACGGCCCGCAGTTACTCGAGCAGGGCGTTCAGATGGTGGCGCAGATTGCCGGTGGTATTGTTCAGAATCTCCCGGAAATCGTTGGCGCTATCGCTGCCGTTGCGGCGCAGATTCTCGCGAGCATCGGTGAACACTACCCCGACATGCTCCAGAAAGGCATGGAATTACTCGGGCAGGTGCTGACCGGCATCATCAACGCGATCCCGGAAATTCCGGGGAAGGTGCTTGAAGTCGCAAACAGCATCAAGGACGAATTCGGCAAATTCGACTGGCTTGCAATCGGCAAAAATGTGGTCGAAGGCATCGCGCAGGGTATCAGCGATTTCGGTGACAAAATCATCACGGCGGCGCTCAATGCGGCCAAGGGTGCTTTTGACGGCGTAAAGAAGTTTTTCGGCATTGCATCCCCGTCCAAGCTGATGCGGGATGAAATCGGCGCTTATATCCCGGCGGGCATTGCTCTCGGAATTGAGGACAATCTGGGACTCGTGACCGATGCAATGGACGACCTGAGCGCGGCGGCAACCGGCACCATTTCCGCAAATGTCCGGGCGAATGCCCCGGCCGCCGGCGCTTATGGCGCAGTTACGGTCAATGTTTACGGCGCGCCCGGGCAGGATGAGCGCATCATCGCCCAGAGGGTCGCGGACATCATTAATGCGCAGGTCAGCAGCAGGAGGGCGGTATACGCATGAGCAAAAGAAATTACTTTGTTTTTGACGGCAAGCCCTCCACGGATTTCGGCACTTTTGTGGCGACATCTAACGCATGGGACGGCGCGGCACATGATGATACAAGCGTCGAGATCCCGGGCCGCAACGGCGCACTGGTCTATAGCAACGGCAGATGGCATAACTTCGAGTTGACCATCTCAGCGTACATCCCGCACGGCATGCAGACTAATGTGGACGGTCTGCGCGGCTATCTGTCGAGCCATTACGGAAAATATTACCGTTATGAGGAAAGCGTCAAGCCAGATGAGTTCAGGCTTGCACGCTATGTCGGGCCGTTCTCACTCTCTGCATCTGACAGGGTGGGAGCGGCTTTTGATTTGGTCTTTGATTGCAAACCGCAACACTTTCTGAAGTCCGGCGAGACCCCGGTCACCTACACAGCCGCCGGGAAGGTCTACAACCCGACGCTGTACCCGGCGAAGCCGCTTGTTCGTTGCTATGGCTCCGGCGGTACAGTCACCATCAACGGCACACCCGTCAGGGTGACGGGATGCAGCGCATATGCTGACATCGACTGCGACCTGATGGAAGTGTACGAGGGTGCGAATAGCCGAAACAGCACGACCACGCTGGTCAACGGTGCTTTCCCGGAACTGGATCCGGGGGAGAACGCCGTCAGTTTCAGCGGGTGGAGCCGGGTGGAAATCACGCCGCGCTGGTGGTCTATCTAGGAGGAGGGTAAATGATTCCGATACTTTTTGCACCCACGGCCACCAACTTCACCACCAACGGCATCGGGCGGCTTTCGGACGCTATTTCCTGTACCGTCCATGAGGCGCGGAACGGCGAGTTTGAGCTTGAACTGACCTATCCTGTGGACGGTGCTCATTATGCGGACATCGTCCATTCCGCGATTATTGTGGCGAAACCTTCCGCACGGCGGAGCAATCAGGCTTTCCGGGTCTACAAGATTACCAAGCCGATGAGGGGCACGGTGACTATCCTCGCTCAGCACATCAGCTATCAGCTTAGCTGGATCCCGGTTTCACCCTTCACGGCGGCGAACCTGACGAACGCATTGGCTTATTTCAAGAGCATGAGCGCGGAGTCGAATCCCTTCAGCTTTTCCGCGGATTTCACTTCCGACAATGACTTCGCCGTCCCGATCCCGACAAGCATCCGCTCTTATATGGGCGGACGCGCCGGAAGCATCCTCGACATCTATGGCGGAGAATGGCTTTTTGACAACTACAGTGTCAGGCTTTGCAGGGCACGCGGCGAGGGCAACGGCTATACGATTCAGTACGGCAAGAACCTGACCGACCTGACACAGGAAGAAACAATTCTGAACACCTACACGGGCGTCTATCCTTTTTGGGGGTCTGAGGGCACGACCGTCACGCTCCCGGAAAAGGTCGTTCACGCTCCGACCGCGGCGAACTTTCCGTTCCAGCGGACGGCGGTGCTCGACTTCTCCGACAAGTTTGACGGGATGCCGTCGGTGGAACAGCTTCGTAATTACACCCAGCGGTACATCACGGCGAACAACATCGGGATCCCGGCGGTCAATCTGGAAATCGACTTCGTGAACCTCCCTGATACGGAAGAATACAAGTCGCTGCTGACCGGCGCCAAAAACCTCGACCTTTGCGACACCGTGACGGTCATTTTTGCAAAGCTGGGAATCTCCACAAAGAGCAAAGTCGTTGACATCGTCTGGAATGTTCTCGCTGACCGCTATGACAGCATCCAGGTCGGAAACGTGCGTAGCACATTGTCCGGCACCATCGAGGAAACCATCGCATCCGTGGATGCGGCGGCGACCATGTCACAGGTTGCGCAGAAAATCGACCGGGCGACCGGTGTGCTGAACGCTGGCACCCGCGGCCATATCGTCATGAACCGCAATGCTGACGGGTGGTCGAATGAAATCCTCGCGCTGAATAACGACAACATCGCCGCCGCCACGCGCGTCCTGCGAATCAACATGAACGGCATCGGCTTTGCGAACTCGTATGCCGGGCCGTATGCGCAGGCGTGGACAATGGACGGCACGCTCAGTCTGGGCGGCGTCAATAACGCGTACGGCAATCTGGTAATCCTCGATTCGTCCGGGAAAGTCATCGGGCGGTGGTCGAAAGACGGAATTTATGCCAACGGCGGAAGCCTTGTCATCGGGAACAACTTTTCCGTTGACAGCAACGGCAACCTGAAAGCTAACAACGGCACTTTCCGCGGCGGAACTATCCAGATTGGCAACAACTTCAGTGTTGACAGCAACGGCAATCTTTACGCCACCGACGGGCAGTTTTCTGGCGACATCAAGAGCGGCTCCACCATCACCGGCGCGGCGATTTACGGCTCGACATTCGGGACACCGGCGGACGGCTTCTACGTCACGTCAAACAACGATGACGAAAATATAGTCGGCTGTCCGGGCTTTACCTTTGAGGAAAAAATCATGTACTCCGATTGGGTAGGGGACGTGGAGAATCCTGCGACCAATGGGGACACTGCCGGTATCAATGGACGCAACGGAACCGCAGGCTTCCGAAGGCTGTACTTGCTGGACGGATGGTATGAGGGGTCGGATGGCTCTATGTGGGATGTGACCCGGACTATTCGATGGCTCGATAACCGTTTGCGCAACATTGAGGACTTCTGCGCTAGTCATAATTGGGACGGCGATGCAGGCGGTGACGATGGTGACGATCCGGGCAGCGGTGGAGATGACGGCTACATCGATGACGGCCCGGTTTATTGATGGAAAGGAGGGCAACGAGAGCTAAATGTATACACAGGAGACTAACTTAAACGTCATACCCTCCGGGGTGCGACCAGTAATCCATTGCAGTCAGTATGATAATAATTTGTCTGCGATCCGCTTCAAACTTTACAAGGATAACGCGGAATTCACCATCCCGTCCGGGGCGGCGGTGATCATCAACGGGTACAAGCCGGATAACACGGGCTTTTCCTATGCGGCCAGTGCTATCAGCGGGAATGTGGCGACCATCGACATGACCCAGCAGATGACCGCCATCGCGGGAGATGTGCTGTGTGAGTTGCGTGTCAGGACGGAAAACCAGATTATCGGTACGCTGAATTTCGTCCTGCGCGTGGAACCGGCTCCGCTGACGGATGACACGGTACTGTCTGAAACGGATATTCCGCTGATCGAGCAGGCGGTTGACATCGCCGCCAACCTTGCTGAGTACATCCAGATTACCGTGGACAATGCGGCGGCGGCGAAAGCATCCGCTAATGCGGCAGCGGCATCTGCTACGGATGCGGCGACAGATGCGGCATCTGCGGCATCAGATGCGGCATCTGTGCAGGAATTGTATGACAGCATTGAGACTGCAAAGGCTAATGCAAATGCGGCGGCAAATGCGGCTAATGCGGCGGCGCAGGAACTTGAAGGATTAACTGCGCAAGCAACTACACTTCCCGCCGGAAGCAATGCTACCGCGTCCCTTAATAACGGCGTTTTAATGTTAGGGATTCCAGTTGGCGCGACTGGAGCAAACGGCGTGGTAACTGATGTATCAGGCTTGATCGCATTTTCCGTTGATGCGGCAGGAAATCTGTATGTGCATTATAATGTAAATGATGATATTGCAGATAATTTTAGATACGATGCGGAAACAGGAAATTTGTATTATGATATTGATGAGGGGGTGTAATTGTGGCAAGCATTTTACTTGGTAATGTCAAAGGCCCGCAGGGTGATACTGGTGCGACTGGCCCGAAGGGTGACACTGGAAATGCGGCAACTGTAAGAGCGGGTTCAGTTACAACTGTGCCGTATGGACAGAACGCAAGAGTGACTAATAGCGGCGATGAACATGACGCTGTTTTTGATTTCGCCATTCCGCAGGGCAGACCCGGCGAACAAACTACGGATATGCAGAATCTTACATTAAGCTCTATGACAGAACCACCTGCTCAGTTTCCGATTCCTTCCATTGGAGATACTGGAAAAGTCATCTTCGGAAAAATTACGAAGTGGTTTTCTGATATGACTGCACTTGTTGCGACTAAATTTCCTACGTCCAATGTGGTCAATAATCTGACCACTACTGCAAGCGGCTATGCCCTTGATGCGAGACAGGGGAGAGCGCTTAACAGCGAAATTTCTGCGATGGGGCAGGAAGTTACGGCGAGAATCAAAAATGAAGGAAATTTTGGCACCAGATACACAAATGTAAATTTGTTGCCGACAAATACTATTGGGTGGGTAAACCCCGTTAACGGCACTATATCAAACCTGCCCACTCAGTCCGCATACCACATGATTACAGTTTTTCCGCTCAGTACTCACGGTTTTCAGATTGCCATCAGATACAATGCGGACGCTATGTATGTGCGGACATTTATGGACAGCACATGGTCAGCATGGAAAAACCTGGTCTAAATAAGGAGGACTAAACATGGACAAACTCAGATTTATGGATGGCACCACGATCGACATCGAAGACGGCGCAAGCCTGAGTAATGTAACTCACATCGCCACGAACGAAGCGAACGCCATGTTCGTCTGCGGAAAAGTTACGGCAGACAATGTTTTACATCTGGAATTCCTGCATGATGATGCAGTTACCGGGCAGTATGACGGCATCGTCATCGCCGCACCGACCACCAGAGAGGACGGAGAAAGCGGCACTATCATCGTGCGGATGCACTTCCGGGAAAAGAGCGATCTTGAAATGCGTGTAGACGCACTGGAGCAGTCACAGGACGTGCAGGACGGAGCGATTGAGGACATTGGCACGGTTCTTTCTGATATGGCGGAGGATGCATAAATGGGAAAATTTTACGGCATAAAAATTAAGGATGGTGACATCAATCCAAAGACGGGCGAAGCATGGAAGATTGAAGACGTACCCCGTCTGTGGAGACACGCTACTGAGGTTTGGCTGAATGAAAATTCATAATGAAGCAAGCTGAAGCATATGACAGGATAATAAAAGAGGGACATCCCGCCAAGCCAAAGCCGTGGTGCGAGGCTGTAAATATCGGACGGTGCGGGATATGCCGTGGCTGTTGGAAGACGGCTTGGTCACGGCACTAACTGTAAACACGGGGAGCGGGAAACCGCTTCCCTTTTTCTATGGGGGACGGTATGGAAACACTTATCACGTTTATCTCAGCGCACTGGCTCGAATGGCTTTTCACAGCCGTCCTCGCCACGCTTTCGTGGCTTTTCCGGGGACTTCGGGCGCAGTTGCGCGAGGAGCATGACCGCAACGAAGCAATCGCCGCTGGAGTACAAGCCTTACTGCGGGAAAGCATCGTAAACGGATACAACCGCTATTCCGATAAGGGGTTCTGCCCGATTTATGCGAAGGAAAGCATAAAACGGGTGTACGCTTCTTATCATGACCTCGGCGGCAATGATGTCGCCACAGAACTGTATCAAAAACTGCTTAAGATGCCCGAAAACCGGGAAGAAGGGGGAGAAAAATGATTTCCAATAAGGCATACGATATTATCAAGATGGTGGCGCTTATCGGTGCGCCTGTCATCGTTTTTCTGTCTGCGCTGTGCAATATATGGGCTGTCCCTCATGCGGCAGAACTGACGGCGACCCTTGCGGCGATTGATACCCTTATCGGCGCAATCGTGACGGTTCTGAAAGCGGATTATGACCGGGCAAACAAGGTGCCGGAGGACTGAAATGACCGAGAGAGACATCACGATATGTGGACATGGTAGCAATGTTCCGTCCCTTAAGAATCTCTACCAGTACAACGAGATGCGCTACAATGGCAAGATGTCCAACGGCGTCCGCAAGGGTCTGCTCCGGGTGCGGCGGCTGAAAGCCCTCGACACGCCGGGCAAACGTGACAGCTTCCGGGCGCTGTACGGCTCTATCCTCGGGCGGAATTCCTACAATCAGGACTTGCGACAGTTCTGCTACACGCCTTACCGTGGGCGGTACTACTCCGATTGCAGTTCCAGCGGGTGCGCGACCTATCAGCGCCTCGGATGCGAGATTCCGCTGCTGAATACCGCCGCCATGCTCGGTTCCGACCTTTTCACGGATGTCCCCGTCAGGATCCGGGACGGACACATTGAGAACCCGGAGGTCTTGCAGGTCGGAGACGCCCTGCTCTACGCCGGGAACCTCAGCCGCCCGAGCCTGTCCTATGTCGGGCATGTGGAGTATGTCTACGACGTCCCGATCCTGCGCGGCGCCGGGTGGAACCGGGAGGGCGGCGACTGGCAATACCTCGAAGACGGCGAGCCCGTCCGGGACGAATGGCGCTATGTTGATGGCCGGTGGTATGTCTTTGACGCGGCGGGGCGCATGGTGACCTCTTTGTGGCACCTCGACGGCGACACCTACTATTATCTCGGTGAGGACGGCGCGATGCTGTCCGGCCAGTGGCTCGACTATCGCGGCGATTGGTACTATCTGGGCGCTGATGGCCGCATGGTGACGGACACCTACGTCCATAGTTCCCGCGGATGGTGCTACATCGACGAGCACGGCCAGTGGGATGACCAGTACCGGCGCGAGCTCCCCAAGGGCCCGGGTGTCCATGTGGTCGGAGAACAGGACTACTAAGCAAAGAATAACCCTCATCGCATTTGCGGTGGGGGTCTTTTTTTATGCCACGAAATTTGCCACGCGGCACGGAAGATATAGCATTTATGCGGCGTTTGCCGCTTTCTACACCGGGAGCGCGTCCGAGCGCCTTGCCCAGTTCTACCTGAGTCATGTTGCGGAACTGACGAAAGTTTCTAATGTTCTCTCCGATGGTCTTCATATTCTTCACCTCCCTAATCCAGTATATCCCACATCTTTAGAATCCACAATAAATTACCAAAAAGGCTTAATTTTCTCTTGCAGTACAGAAATATTGGTAGTAATATATGGGAGTAACGCGGAAGGATGACATAAAACGGAAGGAGGTGAAAGGATGGTAGTTCAGAGCAAAGTAGCACAGTATCTTGAGGAACAGGGAATCAAGCAGAGCTGGTTGGCACAGAAAACCGGGTTAACCGATAACATGATTTCCGGGATTCTTAACGGCAAGCGCAAGATGACGGCGGACGAATTCGTTCGCATTTGCAAAGCGATCGGAAAAAACCCGAACGACTTCATGGAGG